CCCTAGCTCCTCCGAGCGCCACACCTTCCTAAAGGCGCAGCCGATAATCGGGAGATGGTGCAACAGAACGTCGGTGTCTTCCTCCCATTCCTCCATTTGCTGGAGGAGCTGATAGCTCATGTGCGCTGCTACGCGGTCAGCCTTGGCGCGCTTGGCTCCGGGCTTCACTTGCCACTTCTGCTCTGGCTGCTGCTGCGCCATTTCAGGCGGCATACCCTCGGGAGGCATACCCGGCATCTGACCCGGCATCTGACCCGCCATATCGGGGGGCATACCCTGCGGCATCTGCCCCTGGGCCATGGGATCTGGCATGGCCTGCTGCCCTTGCAGCGGCACACCATTGTCACTGCCCAATACCTGGGCCTTGACAACCCGGTTGCCGTCCACAATCGCAGGATAAGCCCGCGCCCCAAATTGCAGGGCAGCAACGGTCACCAGCGGATATTTGATATTGGCTGCATTCGGAAACGGGTAATTCTTGGGCTCCCGAACCTGTAGAGCGACCTTCATTGCCCGCTCTGCGGTTACCTCCCAATCAGCGCGGGATTTCTTGTCGATCTTATATTCACGCTCTACCTCATAGCCGATCTTGTCGAGGTCTTCCTTGCCATCCTCGTCATTAAGGATCAGCTCGGCAATGTTCTGCGATTGCTCATAGGTCAGAAGTTTGGTGAGAATGGTGGCGATGGCTGGCGAACGCTTCTTGTCTGGTTGTGAAGCGCCGTAAGCCATCTAGCAATCATCCTCATCGGGCGAATAAAGCCCTCGATGAAATCCACAATCGTGCAAGTCATAACCGCTATGCCGAAGACCAGGCGTTAATGGCTCATCAGGGGGCCTGCGCCAAAACCCATATGATCGGCTTGCGCTGTTGCGCCGCGGTCGCCCGCTCGGGTGAGGGCGCAAGCGAAATTCCAACCGAGGGGGCTGTTTCCGTCGTGCCATCAATACCCCGTCACCTTATTCCGGCCGCGCCGCTGTGAGCGCTGTCGATCATCGTCATCTTCATCATGGCCAGGCGCGTCAGGCTCCTCATAGGCTATTGCCATGAGCCCAAATGCGTCTGCGCCGTGCGACGACCAATCATGTTCTGGACCAAGCCCGACATTGCGCTGCTCGTCTTTCTTCTCGTGGTAGTAGCCGAGCGCGTCACGCCCCGGCTCAGTCTTGGTTTCGTTAAACCAGCACTTGGGCATGATCCTGCGAACCGCCTCGATCCGCATTGAAGCCGCGCCACGCCCCTGATTCGGAATAACCATCGTCTCGAACTCAGCGTCGCGCAGATGGTCCTCGTAGCGCTTGCCGGTGATGTTGTTCTCGTTCACCCCGTCATGAGGCAGGACGCAGATCGCCCGCTGATAGCCGCGCTTGCGTAGCTCATTGACGTAGTACGCTAAGACTTGGCCAACCCCTTCGATGTAGTCGAGAACCAGAATCTCACGATTAACCCACTGGACAATCCAAATGGCCATGGCGTCGGCTGTGGCACCAGAACCGCCCAAATCCCAGAATGCCCGGATAGGCAACAAGGGGTCAGCCGAAACACGGCCAATGCGGCCTTCCGCCTTTGCTGTGGCCAAGGCACCAGCGAAATAGGCACCCTCGAACGCCCTGGCGTAATCGCCTTCCCAAATATGGTCGTAGCGTTCGGGATAGAGCTTGAGGTCTAAGCACCGCTCCGCCTCAAGCGTTTCGTTCCACCATGGATTGTCGCGCCAATTGCACTTAACAACGATTGCGTTATCGGGTTTCTTGGACCTCAGAAACTCGTCTACAGCGTCAGACTTGCGGCGCGGGTTCCAAGAGAACCAGATTTCAGAACCAGCCTCGCGAATGGTCGGGCGAAGCAATGACAGGGAGCGAGCGCTTAACGTCTGCGCCTCCTCAACCCAGGCAAGCCGACAGCCTTCCAGCGACTTGATTGATTCGGCCGTGTGGTCCTGCATGCCTTGGAACAGGATCATCCCGCCGCCGGGCGTCTCAATGCTTTCCTTGGTGATATGGAAATGTTCGCCTAGCCCAAGAGCCTGTATTTTGTTTTCAACTAGATGCTTTGAGGATTGCGCCAGCGTCTTTTGCACCTCGCGGATGCAAACCGCACGGGTGCCGTGCTTTCTGAAGCATTCCTCAACAAGCAGCTCGGCATAGAAATGGGACTTGCCGGAACCGCGACCACCATAGGCACCCTTGAAACGGGATGGCTCAAGTAGCGGCCTCAGTGCCCTCGCGGTTGGTATTTGTAGGGTCAATGATTACTCTCTGAATCTGCTCGATCTTCAATGGCCGATCATCTTCATCGCCGCCGGTCACTGGCTGCTTTGGCTTGCCCCAGCCCCTATCCAACAGATGGGCAGCCGCGCTGACACGGGCTGCATGGGGCGCGTCGCTCATGTTCATAATGCTGGCCAACGTTCTCACTGCTGTATCAGTGTGAGATCGTGCCAAACTTCTCAAATCTGTCGGTGCTTTAGCCATTTACATTCATTCGGGGTCAGGACCGCCATGGCCTAAATCTGATGCGCCGTTGCTTCGGCGCTACGTAGGGTTTTCAGTTGACTGCCCATCTGAGGGTGTCGATGGATTGCCAGACAAAGGGGGGCCGCCGTTGCCCTCCAAGGCGTTTACAACTTCAGTCAAATGCGCGTTGATGGTGTCTAGCTGTGCGATCTTAGGGGCCGTTGCCCGGTCGGATAGGTCGTCGGCTTTCTTTTCAAGCTCGAACACCTTTTCCAGCTTGCCGTCGATCTTGGCCGTCACCCGGTCAAGCACGCCATGCGCTGCGTTGATTTTCGCTAGGATGTCCATTCTTATTTCTCGATTGTATTGCGAAACGTGAAGGCCAAGCTCGTAACCGAGTAGCGAGAGGATTCTGTCGGCGGTATCGGGCTCCATATCCAGATGGCCCGTGCGTGCCATTCCCCGAACCGTTGATCGAATGTCGCGCGTGGCTGGGCTAGGTCGGCGGCGGACGCGGAGCCAATCAGGGAGGCCATCACTGTCCAGAAGGTCCATATGATAAAGACCAGGAGCGCCATATGCACGCCTAATAGGATAGCCGCGAGCGTCCTGCCGAAAATCATCATTTCGGAAGCGCGCTTTCGATGTCGATACCAACGAGTTCGGCCACCTTGCGCAAAATCGCTACCTTGTCAGCTGACTCACAATCGGGCTGGCCGGTGCGCTCGTCATATTCCTTGGCCCTAATCAATAGTTTTTTCAGGCTTTCAACCCCTGCACGGAGGGCGTCAAATTCAGCCCGGCTTATCTGCGGGGTTAGAGTATTGAAAACCTGGGGATATTGATCACGAAAGTGGTTGTTGTAGTGATCCGCAATCATCGAATAGGCGCACATGCTATCTCCGCTTCCCCGCCCCCACACTGCCCCTCGCCTTTTTGAGCGAAATAGCTAGTTGGTACAGGCGAACCATCACGCTGCTGTTTTTTACGGCCGCGTGAATCGTGCTCATTGCCGCTTTCCCTGCCCACGGTTGCCGCGCTCTTTCTTGAGCTTCCACCTACGTTTATTTCTCTTGGGTATCGGCTTGGACTTGATGCCAATTGCTTTCGGGCTGCTCACAAAGTCCCTCGCAACAGTGAATTATCGCGAACTGGTTGCACTCGTAACAGGGCGAGCACTCGCCGGGGGCGGTGCGAATAAATCCTGCCCCTTGACAAACCTCACAACGCATGGATCACCTTGAATAAGTGGGCCGGCCGCTCAGGTCTGGGTTTTAGCAACCGCTATGAGGGGATAACCTAGGGCCGGCCCGTCCGGCGGGGAGTGACGCCGGAATGCAAAAACCCGACACGGATTTCTGGGGATTATATATTTGACGTACCGTGCGGCTCAGCAAGGGTGTTCTCACCCTGCCCGAAGCGCGCGACGTGCTGCGGTCCGCCCTGCAACGCCTCGCCCCCCACAACCAAATGCCGGGAGGATTTGAGGCCAGCAGGATCATCACTGACATCATGCGCACTCGGTTCCCCGAAGACCGCAAGTAAGAACGCCTCTGCGAAAGTATCGGCCATGCCCATCTCCAAAATTTACACCGACGAAAACGCCGCCCGCGCCGACAAAGCCCTAGAAGGCATCCGTGGCAAGCGCCTCACTTATCGACGGCCTCGTGAAGCCGCTCACGCTTAAGCAGCACGCATCCAAAATCTACCGACGCCGCAAGCGCGATGGCGCTTAAAGCGGGCACCAGAAATGGTGTACAATTTGCCGTTGCTGACAACAAACAGCGAGGGACGGAAAGACATGGCCAATACTCCACACGATGGGGCGAAGAAATTTCCAATGGTCCCCCACCACGATGTCTCAGAGACATTCGCGGACCAAATCGGACTTTGCATGTTCGATGGCAGTACGTTGCGTCTAGAGTTTGCGGTCGCTCGCATGG